AGCTAACGTAGCAAAATCGCCATCAGTTAATGCTGTATTAAACTGTGCTGTTGTTCCACTAATAGTATTACTACCAAAAGCGATTGTTTTGTTTGTTAGGGTTTGTGTACCAGTTAAGGTAACATTTGATGCATTATTCGAATCGTTTGAGAACGATTGAATTGCATTGGAAGAGTTTTTGAAATACAGTTTACCATCAGCATAGTTTAATGCCAATTCACCGTATGCCAAATCACCTGCAACTGGAACTTTTGCTCCAACAGATGATTTCTTGAGTATGATTTGATTACTCATTCATCTTCCTAAAAAGGTTATCTGGGGATAAGAATCCCCAGTATTATACTATATTTAGTTAGTACGTACCACCATCGATATTGAATCCATCGAGAGTAGAAGTACCAGCACCAGCACCAGTAATATTACCTTGAGCAGTAATAGTACCACTTGCATTTAATGTAGTGAACGCACCAGTGTTTGTAGTAGTGGCACCGATTGGAGTATTGTTAATACTACCAGTAGTGATTATCGCACCAGTGATTGTTTTATTAGTAAGTGTATCAGTAGTGGCACGACCAACTAAAGTATCAGTTGAAGTTGGTAGTGTTAAAGTACCAGTATTAACAATAGTTGCGATAACTGGAGCAGTTAAAGTTTTGTTAGTAAATGTTTCAGTACCAGCTAGTGTAGCAAGAGTGCCAGTAACAGGTAGTGTTAATGTAGTATTAGCAGTTGCAGTTAACGCAGTAGTAAACGCACCGATAGTGCTTAAACTACCACCAAGTGTAATAGTGCTAGATCCATTATTAACACCAGTACCACCATAAGTTGAACCAACGATAGTACCTTGCCAAGTACCAGTTGCGATAGTACCAAGAGTAGTAATAGTTGCTTGACCAACATAACTTGAAGAGATGTCAATCGCATCAGCAGAAATAGAGATACGGTTATTAGTACCAACTGCGTTTAGAGTATTGCCAGTCTTAGTTAAACCATCACCAGCGATAACTTGTCCAGCACCAGAGAATTGAACATAGTCAATTCCAGTAGTACCAATTGTAATAGATCCATTAGTAGTTACAACGAAACCATTATCAGCGTTTACTGTACCTTCTTGAACGAAACAGAAATCTCCACCTTCAACTTCTAGAACAGTGACATTACTATCATTGTCAATAGCACGAGTAAGAACCCAGTTTGTAGAAACAGTACCAACAGTTGTTACTGTATAGATACCATTTTGGAAGGCAGTTGATTGATCTTTAACAAGAACTCGTTGTCCAGCAGTTAATACGATCGAATCAATTGTAAAGGCAGCTTGAGATCCAGAGTTAGTTAATGTAGCACCAACACCAGAAGATCCGTTAGCATATGTTGCAGCTAGGTTTGCAGTAGTTGCAGCACGAACAGCATCTTTAACTTTTAGACCAGTCTTAACAGCATCAACGTAGTTCTTAGTAGCAGCATCGCTAGACTGAGTAGGCTCAGCAACAGAAGTAATACGCTTGTTGGCAACGTCAACAGTACCAGTACCAGTTGCAACTAAGTTTACACTGTTATTACCAGCTGCAGCATTAACAGTCATATTGCCAGAAGTGGCAGTAATGCTAGTTGCTAAAGCAGCACCAAGAGTTGGAGTAACTAGAGTTGGGCTGTTAGAGAATACTAGAACACCAGTACCAGTCTCATCAGAGATAACGCCAGCAAGTTCAGCAGAAGTAGTGGCAGCAAATACGCTTAGTTTGTTTGCTACATAAGCAACAGTACCACCAGCACCGAAAGCAATAGATGAAGTATCAGTACCAGTTAGAGTTAAAGTATTGCTTGCAGTAAAGGTTTTACCATCAGCAATAGTTAAAGTAGAACCAGTGGCAGGAGCAGTAATTGCTACTTTATTAATAGAAGTAGCAGAAGCAACACCAAGAATAGGAGTAACAAGAGTTGGAGTATTAGAGAATACAACAACACCAGTACCAGTCTCATCAGAGATAGCAGTTGCTAACTGAGCAGAAGTAGTAGTTAGTGTATTGTTTGCTAAGTTGATAGACTTGTTAGTAAGTGTATCAGTTGTTGCTTTACCGACTAAAGTATCAGTTGCAGCTGGTAGAGTTAATGAATTTGTTCCAGCAACAGCTGATGCAAGTACAGTAATTGTACCAGAAGTAGAACCATTAAATGTAGCACCTGTAGCACCAATGGTTGCACCATTGATTATTGGGCTAGTTAAAGTCTTATTAGTAAGTGTCTGAGTACCAGTTAAAGTAGTAACAGTTGAATCAATATCAAAAGTTACACTAGTAGCAGCACCAACTTTTGCGACAACAGAAGTAATACCAGTACCACCAACAAAAGTCATGGTGTCTGTTAGTAGAGCAAATGCTGACGTACCAGTATCACCAGCGATATTTAAAGTAGTTGCTAAAGAAGCACTACCTGCAGCAGTTAATTGACCTTGTTGATTAACAGTGAATGTTGGAATCGAAGTAGCAGAGCCATAAGTTCCAGGAGTTACCGCAGTATTAGTTATTGAAATGGTAGTAGTATTACCAACATCACTTGGTGTTACAGTAATACCTGTACCAGCAGTTACTGCTCCACCAACTGTATCAAAGATATACTCAGCAAGAGTATCAGTCGTACCATTAATGTACGGATTATTAAGAACTAATTTACCAGTACCATTTGGTGTAAGGTTAATGTTACCATTGGTGTCAGTAGATGATAATGTGTTACCAGTTAATTGAGTATTACCAACTTTCCAAGTATCGATCGTACCAGTTGCAGAAAGAACTGGAATTGAGGATGCACTAGTAGTTAATGTGCCAGCAACTGATGCGTCAATTAAACCAGTGTAGTAAGTACCACCGATTACTAAGTGGTTAGCAGCATTACCTGAGGTCTCTGTGCCCATACCAATGTATAGACGATTACCACCAGCCCCATTAAGTGCTGAATACGCTAATTCACCAGCACCCAGTGTAGCTGGATTCCCTGAAACCGATGAGCGTTTTATTCTAATTATTGATGCCATCTTTTATTCTCCGATTAAAATTCGCCACCTTCTAAATTCTGCGCATCAAGCGTAGTAGAAGCAGTCCATTTATTTGTTATTGTTCTGTATACTAAAAGCGATCCATTTAACTTACCATTCGTAGTAACATCGACATCGGCGATGTTTGACATAGATTCGACTACAGCTGGTGCAGCTAAGTTTGATTGTGAAAGTGTAAGAACACCTTCGGAAACTGCAACAGTTAACGCTTCATCTGGGGTAACAATTGCTATTGTATCTGTCATAATTAAATCTGTGTAATTTGTGGGTTAACTGTGACAACTCCCTCGACTACTCTGGTTTTTGTACCAGATGGAGAAGTTATCTCTACATCATAAAGCCAGCGTCCAGCTGGAATACTAGCAGATTGTACATCTGTTAATTGAAGTCTAACCTTACCAGAAGCTGCTAAGTATATACTTGATGTGAAATTATAGGATGTGCTGGACTGATATGACTTTCTCATTTGAGAAGCCACAGTATATCCAGTCAAATCGAGTGCTTGACCATTGGATGCGGATACAGTAATTATATTGCTGTAGTTAGCCCCAGCGTCAACGAATAGATTACTAACAGTCGCCATTTTCTGATCCTAAATTGCTTTTACCTCTTTATTTATAAGCGAGGGATTTTTGTATTTGCAACTTAGTCGATCAGGACATTATGGAAATCGTCTAGTAAAAATAGCCACTGAGGACGTTGGACGTTTAGGTTTGATATTTTCTTTGATTTGTTTAAAGCATAATCTCGTTCTCCGAATTCTTCGGACAGAATTTGCCTCATTTGCCAACGATGTGTATTGGCATTCCCACGAACTTTGGTGAATGGTTCTTTAGTAGTCATAGCCCAGCGTTGTAGATCGTCAGAATCAAAAAACGCATGCATCTTTTTAGTCTTTTCTATCTGAAGCATTGTTCTATGTTCATATAAGCCAGTGTACCAGTCTAGATTAAAAATACAATACCATCTTAGATCGGCGACTGTTTCAATTTTCCTATAAGAATTCTTTATCATTGGATCCAGAAATTCTAATAGTTTAGGGTCTATGTTATTCTCGTAAGATTCGTATATAGTTTCTGGAGTACCAAGAGTGTGGTGGAACATAGCAGTTCCACCAGTGGCGAACATATCATCTGTTGGTCCAAATAACTGATTCCCACCCATCCCACTGACAAAAATACATTCATTTACATTAAAGGAAAACTCATTATCTGTTGGTTCTAGGATAGTGTAAGGAAATTCATTCTTTAATCTTCTATCAAACATATCACCAGATTCTAAGATAGAATTTAATGTACCCCAAACTCTAACCTGATCGGGATCGTTGGAGAATTTCTTTAACATGAATAAAACAAAAGTGCTATCAATTCCACCAGACCAAAGTACATGTACTACTTTATTAAGACTTAGGAGGTGCTTTGCACGTTCTTCACATGCTTGATAAAATGATTTATTAAAAGAAATACCCACCTCTGGTATTGGGTGGGCATCTTCTGCAATATTTAAATAATGTGGTACAGAACCAGATCTATCATATACCATATTATGTTTATTTAATCCAAGTGTCTCATATGAATTAAAAATTTTATATGTATACGTTTTAGATAAAAATGGTGACATTGAAGAAGCATCTCTATTAATTAAGAAAGGTGCTTGTTTTTTGTTATAATATAAAATTCTAGGTTTCATTATATTTTCCATAAAATAAAAAGGGGATGCTAAACATCCCCTGTATAATATATTTAGTTTAGATTAATGAGACTTAATGCTCTTGACTAATCCATCACTAAAGGAAGCCTCAAATCTATCATGGAGAGGGGTCAATAGATCTTGCATCTTTTTCTGTTCAGATTTAGACATAGAGATAACTTCAACTTTTTCAGCTTTACATTGATCTAAAATATTTGGAATATCTGCAACAGATTCTTTACGTTCTGCCTTTGCTGCATTAAATGCTGCTTCAGACATGATCTGTTTAGTTTCATCGTCAAACTGATTGAAGAAAGCCTCATTGACAATAATAGAAGTCAAGAACAAACTGTGTGCAGTATCATTAACATACTTGAAAGATTTGTTTTGCTGTAGTGGGAAAATGCGAACATAAGTTGATTCACCTGCATCGATGTTTCCACGATCGGCTTGTTCATTCATTTGTTCTAATTCGATATTAGGATTTGCAATTGCACCGAGTGTTTCGAAAGTTGCTTGGGCAACTGGGCTAGAACTAATTCTAACTTTTTTACCTTTCCAAGATTCAATCGTATCTGCTTTAAAATTAGCAGGAACCACACGATATCCACCAGAATATGTAAATGCCATTGCTTTGATCTGAGAGTTCTTCTCAACACCAGCTAACAAATCAGCACCGATTGGACCATCAAGAATAGCATCAGCATGATCGTGATCTCTAAACAAGAATGGTAAATCTAAAACATTAAGATCTGGATTGATATCTGCGAGCCAAGTTGTATAGATGTGACCCATCTCAACTTGTCCAGAACCAACTAAATCCATCATAGATCGTTTTGTTAGTTGTTTACCGAAATTGTACTTTTGAGAATACTCAGTCAATGAGAGAATCTCAACATTAAATTTCCCATTAGTTCTTTCGTTAACTTCTTTGGAAAATGCTTCGGCTACCTTCAAAAATAAACCAATAGGCTCATGAGCGATAACCCATTTTACATTTTTAACTGTCATTTTTTAGTTCTCCTAATTTGCTGGTATCAAAAGACCAGACTTGTGTTTGGTTCTGAAAATTTAAGGTTCTTCTCAAGAAAGCCACCTTATTATTTATAAGATCTTTAATTGTATTTAGGTCAATCTCATCTTTATTTATAACAGATTGTAGTGGAATTAGGCTATCTCTGTACCCATATTCTTTAGTATCACTATCAAATTCAAATACTTCTTTGACTGTATAGTGTTCGATAGTTCCAATGTTTCCTACAATTCTAGGGAATTGATTAATCTCTAATACGTATCCTTTAAAGAAACTACTCATGATGCCATCACAATCGGTATAATCTTTTTAGGTTTTCTAACCTTTTCTGGTTTACCCTTAACCCACCAGAAAATATCTTTACGATCTTCTCTTAATGGACCCTCGATATACTCAGGGATACATCCTGTTATCTCTTCAATTGCGATACAAAATGGGATGATATTATCACTAAATGCATTATCACAAGAAGCATCCCATAGTGGACCAGAAAGAAACATACAAGCACCCTTGCAAATATGTACTACTGGGCAGTTTGGGCATTCTTTTCTATCACTCCAATGAGTAGCTGAATCTAATCTAGTTGAAGAAAGATCAGATATATGTCCAAGTTTATGAGAT